TCACTGCCAAGATCACTTAGGTTATTCGATGCTAGTAAGTCACCCTGCGGAGCGGCGGCTACTAAGTTTGCTACCGTTACTTTTTTGGTAGTGCCTTGTGCTGACCCCGTAGTATCCGAGACATCGGTGATAGGAATAATATCCGCCACATCCGGTGTTCCGCCGAGTGAGGTTAAAGATGAAATCTTTTTATTTGCCATTTTTTATTTCCTTTTAATCGAATGCTAAAAATTGCCCCGCTTCCACTTGCAGGAAGTCTGCCGCCTCGGATTGAATAACGCCATCAGGGCCGCTAGGTCCTACCTGGCTATCCCCTTCGGTATCACCGATGTGTAAACCTATCCCAAAAAAAGGCATCAGGCTTTATACAGTATAGCCGCACCGCTGGTAAGAGTGAGGCTGGTGAAGGGAAGGTAGATGCAGTCGTTTTTATTAAATGTTATTGCATCCGCAATTAACTGAGCGGAGTTATCCATCTGCCCAGTGATAGCACCAATTACCGAATCCTCGGTAAACTGAATTGCGACGAAATCGCCTGTCGTTGCCGTTGTTCCGTTTACATAGGTGCAACCATTGGCTCCCATTGAATTTTGTACATTGAATGATGAAATGCCCATAGTAATTAAGTAGTGGTTAAGACTGATACGCCGAAGCTGTAGCTCGGGTAAGTGTTAAAGGTTATTTTGTTTTGCGACTGGAGTCTTTCTGCCCGATCAATTTCCAATGCGAGATATTCCTCTGCCCTATTCTCTTCCTGCATGGCCGCCTCTGTCTGCCCGTCTCCACGAAGAAAATCAGATAGTCCGCCGGCCACCAGGTAGTTGGCTAAAAAGTCAGGCACATTCGTTTCCTCTCCTGTATCCTTTCCATAGGTTGGCCGAACTGCGGTCCCGACGATAAAAACAGAAGATACCGAACTGTTTGCCGGCAAAATTAAGTAACCGTCAAGTAGCTTAAAATCTAATAATACCGCCGTGCTGTCAGTAAATGGATTCTTCGTGTAAACCTGGTGGATCTCCATGATGTTTAAATCATTATCGATCTGTACTGCCTTGCCGGCCGTAGGATTAGTCGTTGATCCGACTGACTTCTCTACCAGTTTGAGCAATTCAGGCCACTTGCATCGATGCCAGGCAGTTTGGGCCCTGCTGTTTAAAGATTCCTTAAAGAAAAATTCATCCACCTGCGTCAAGGTTGGCAGGCCAGCCGCCATCTTGAAGCGTTTCTCAAGGGACTCAAATGTTACGGTTCTAGCCATTATTGAACATTGGCGATGCTTGGATTAACCGGTTGGCCTCCTGCTTGGATGTTGTGCCGACGAAACTGACTAGGGGCACGATATTGGAGGATGTCATTCCGATACTGTCGGCTCTGCTCTCGTACCAAATCAATCTCCTGATTCAGTAAAAACTCTGCATTCTGCTCTTCCACTTGAGCTTTTTCTGTCTGACCATCTCCGCGTAAAAATCCGGCATAAGATGACTGAACTAAGTAGTCGAAAAAGAAATTGGGGATGTTTGGTTCATCTCCCGATTCGTCACCATAATATCCACTTGTGGCCGCTCCGTTATTTATTTCTGAGCGAAGGTCTTTTCGATAAGTTATAAATACATTTACCCCGTCTAAAGGAGCTGGCTCAATGATTTTAATTGATGGATAACCACTAGAGTCCAGTTCTGTTAAGAATGTATACTCCTCGGGATAACGAGTTGTGGATGGGTCTGTCTTATGAATACGAAAAACTACATTGGCATCATTGGCCAATTTGTTACTGACTCCGTAAATTCGTAGTCGGTTCGCATCAGCAGTGACCACTGCTACGCTTTCACCGATAACAGTAAATTGTGGCCAGGGGTATCTCTCATGGGCTATACGAGCCGCACGGTTTACTAAATCACGAAGGAAACTAGCATCTGTTGCTTGCAGTGCATCAAGCCCGGCCAATGCTCGGAATCTTGATTTAAGTTGAGCGTATGTAGCGGTTGCGTAGTTTGCCATAATTAGAGTTAGTGTTTAATTTTGCACTCGGGGTTTGATTTCTCGAAGTCTTTTTGAAAGCCTTTATCAGCCCAGCATCCGGGTCTTTCCTGCTCATGGCGGAGGTAAGTGGCCTTATCGACTACCCTTGCGAGTCTAAAGTCTCCTTTACCTCCTTCTAAAGATTTGGCGGCTTGGCGAACTTGTTCTTGCCGTTGACTATATCCAGCTTTTTCGCGAACTACTGCCTGCTCGTTGGCTTTTCGAAGATAGTACGCAATTTCCTCCTGGGAGTTTCCACTCCTCTTTCCACCTTTTACGATTATATTTAGACTCATTTTATAAAAAGAAAAAGGAGGCCGGCCTACCCCTAAGCCGGCCTCCAAATAACAACATGATAATAATACTATTACCTAATCAAACGATAGAACCTAAAGCTCTTGGATTGCCTACACGCAATGTACACATTGCCTCAGTGAAAGCCCGTTTTCCAGCACCATTGTCAGGAAGATCCACTACAGTAATACCCTCAAGGAATTTAAGGGAAACAGTGTCATCGTCAGGGATGAGATAAGCACGGTCGGTATTAACTACGCCTTCAGCGGTGTCTGTACCGGATGGAGTGCCATTCACCCTACCCAAAAATAGGTCCGGGATGATATCGATACTGCCAAAATCACTGACATAATGTAAAACACTATTTACCAAGGTTTTACCGCTAACATCTTGCGTGAAGCTGTAAACAGGATTGTTGGTGACTGCCGCACGGGTGTAATCGGTGATGGCGTTCATCACCGCTGGACCGGCAAACAATTTATACGAACCTTTAGCACCACTTGCAGTGTAAACTGCCTGAAGTAATCCACGAAAAGCAGACTCAGTTAAAGAACTAAGAGTTACGCGAGATCCACTAACAGCACGAAATGCTTGTTTGGCCGCTGAATCGAAAGTATTTCCGGTCGCACTCGGATTAGACCAAGTCCCTAACCCGCAAAGGGTAGCTCCAGCGGAAGCGGTTCCGGCGGCTTGATCGTTTCCTGAAGCGATAGCAGTTTCGATTGAGCGTTTGAGCTGAATTAAACTTTTTGCTTTGGAAGCGTTGAATAATCCACCCTGTCCACCAGGAGCCACATCAATCATCTCAGACTGACGCGAGACAGAGAATATGTCTCTGATGGTTTGCACCCTGTTGCCCAATCTTGCTCTTGAGTCGATCAAGTTGGCCGCATCAGAGATCGTAAGATCAACGCCGTCAATTGTTCCGCCAATCTCGGGATCGGCGAGGGAGTCAACCAACCACTCGTTAAGAGTTGCCTTTGGAGCGGCTGATTGTGAAAGAGTAGAATACAGAGGTGTTTCTGTAGGTTCTACAGTTTTTAATAGATTTTCTAAGTTTTCGCGAGCGCCTTTGGCGGCGGTCACATTGTAGCTTGTTGCTAATGCCATTTTAAGTATTTCCTTATTTTAAGATTTTAAATTTTATTCCGCGAGAAATGCGGCGAGATCGTTAGCCGAGAGTGGTCCTTTACGATCCAGGATCTTTGATTTTTGTTTCTGTTTCCGAGTCGTTGAATTTTCGATAGGTGGTGAAACATCTCCTCCATCAGTAGGAGGTGGAGCTTTACGCTTTTTGACTGCCTTCTTGGCAGACTTTGCGGCTTGCTCGCTTTTTAATGCTTCTATTCCACGAACTAGAGTGGCGGCGATGAAGTCACCATTCGGAAGACCGTCCAATACATTGGCGTATTGATTTCGAAGTGATTTAAAGGTGTCCCTGCGACTTTCAGAGATATCATCATCTTTGGATGAATCCATCCACGGATGGGTGGCGATGGTATCGCGTGACCACTCTGATTTTTCTTGCAGGTACTGCTTTCGTTGAGGGATTTTCTCAGTAAGATATTCGTCTGCCTGGGTGAGAATATTTCGAATATCATCATCGCTATATTCCTTGCCATCGACTTCTATGTAATCCTTACCGATATGCTGAAGTGCAAACTTCTTGGCGGCCTGTGCTTCCCTCTGCAACTGTTGTAAGTCCTCAAAAGACTGGATATTTTCTAACTCGGGTTGAGCTGGTTGCGACTGACTGCCTCCTGATTGCTTCAGATTGTCGATTTCAGCTTTGAGTGCTTCAGCAGTTTCTTCTGCTGACTTTGCTCGAGCTGTAAGCTTATTGACCTGCTTTAATAGCTTACCAACAGCTTTAGGAGGTTCGCTCTCGCTTTCCTCCTCGACTTCCTCTTCCTCTTCTTCTTCGGTATCTTCTCCGTCCTCTTCTTCGGACTCAGAAAACTGTGAAAGAACATCTTCATCCTGGTCGGTTGATGCTTCTGCGTGGTCGGTCTCGGTATTCTCCTCCTTCGCCTCATCTACCTGAGCCTCCTGATCAGTTTCGACCTGCTCGACAAAGGATGCCGCCAAATCTTCCACCGATAGTGGGCCTCGTACTTGATTGTTTTCTGCTCCCGTAGATTCAGCCGGAGCCTCGCTAATAACTGTTTCTGCCATGATTTCTGCGTTTAAAGTTCGCACTCTTTGAGTTTTCTGCGGGGCAGATACACCCCACCAAAAACTATTTTAGCAGGTAAAAAATCAAATTTCTCAGGAGATTTTATAAACGGACCAATTATTTTTAAATCGTTCGTGCTTGGCCCTAGAATTTAAAATATGTGGATACAGACTAATACGCTTCGCACCGTCTAATTCAATGCATGGAATATGGTAAAAAGTATTCAACTCATCGATATAGGCCACAATGATATCCACTTTGGTGCAATCTATTGATACTTTACCATTACCACCCGATGAAGTAGTTACCTGATATCGGCCAACCCCTTTTCTTTTAGGGTCTCTAGACTTAGTCTCTGTTCCTTTTACCTGAACCTTAAAGACTCGCCCTGCTGAGTTCATAACCAGGCAATCTTGCGGAAGGTAATCACCCAGTGGGATAAATACTTCAAGCCCAGCCTCTAGAGCAGATGCGAAGTATTTCTGCTCGTAAAGATTACCCTTACGCTTCATCTAAATCGACTTCTGACTCGAAATCGACAACCTCTTCATCCAACCATTCTTGCGTGTCATCTACTGCTATTTGAGCCAACTCTAAGTCATCAATATCAGACTCTTCGACCCAACGATTTAGTAAAGACCTATGTGCGTTTTTAAACTGCTGATGGGGTGTCAGTTTCGGCATTTTCAAGTGACTCCATTATTCGGGTAAGCCCAGCTATCTCGCCACTTAGCCTTGCAAGCTTCTGCGGGTTATCCACATGAGTATAGTCCTGAAAATCTACCAGGCATATATCCCTCTGCTCTTTAATAAAATCTTTAATTACTACCCACTCGGTTTGTTGCCCGAGTCCGGCTACTGCATCTGCTAATGTCATTTTTTCCTTTTCATTAAGCGGCCATCGATGTACCTGGTACATTGCCGGGGGCTGTCCCTAGTTGACCAATAAGTGCGTTGCGCTGCTGGGTTTGCATCATTTCAAGCTGACCCGCATATGTTTGAAGCCTCTTGGCGAAATTCTCGTCCTCTTGCATCCGCTGTTGGACATCCTGTGCCGGTATTTCAGGAGTTCCCTGAATGTACTGCTGAAGTTGTTGCAAGCGAAGCTGAGAGTTTACTCCCTGCTGTGGTACATTGACCACCTGACCCGATGCAATCTTAGCGATATCCGCAGAAGTCTCCTGAATCTCTTTATCTGTAGCCTCCTGCTGTGGCATGATTAATTGGGATGCTAAGTTAGGATCAATTGCCTCCAATACCTTGCGGAGATAAATGTCGAATCGAGCCTGGCCACTGCGATCATACTGAGCCATCAGCTTGCCAACTGTATCGAGCTTTTCGATCACCTTGGATTCGTCCTGGTTCATGCTATTCCAAGTAATATTGAAATCATACAACTCAGCAGTTTCATCCAAAATCAACTGTGCCCCCTGCTCATTATTCGTAACCCGAAACCATATCATCGGTCCGCTGTAAGTACGATCCAAGCACCAAATCCTCTTCAAAACTTCCTTCCATCCACTGAGCCAACAGTTGACCAGGTGCTGTTTTATCACATTGGCTTCCACCGCATCATCAGGGCTAGTCGCCCGACCGGTTATGCGATTACACAACTGGCGGATTTGCATCTCCACCTCCATGCTTGCCTGCGAATAGCGGGGGATCTCCATAAACCCGACCTCTCCCCTACGGCATACAGGAATCTGTGCCCCTGGACCGAGACGCTCAGGCCTACGGCCGATTTGATATTCAACCGGTGGCATCGTACT